AAAACACTCTCCAATGTAGCGAGGAATAGGAGGCTTTGGTTTCCCTTGAATCTCTGCGATTTCTTTATCTTCACGATACTTAATTAGAGCAGCGAGAAACTCTTTGTTGTTGACATAATGCTCTGACCTCTTTCTCTTGGTCATGACTGCTGTGGTTATCATAAGTTTTTATCATTATTATGTATAGATTATACCACTTAAACAAATAGTTGACAAGATACCAAATACTCGATAGAATACCTTTGTTGGGTTTAAAGATGAGGCTTCAGCTATTTTTATAAAGCTTCTCTAATATCTCTTTAGCATCATTAACATTGGCAAGATATCCCATTCTACGATTGATTTTTGATTGGTTACCATCTTTAGTAGATTGACGGATATAGTTCTGATACATCACTATCATTTCTATATCAGAAGATTCAGACATAGTTAAGATATCTTCTATGTTTAAGATAAACATATCTTCAGTTGTTGTTTTTAGCCATGGTTCTAGTTTATATCCAACAACTCCTGTTCTTCCTTTTATTTCAGAAACTATTATTGGATTAGTAACTATAAGCATGGTTCTATCTTCTTCTTCTGTTGCTGCTACCTTACAGAATATTTCTTCACCTGTTTTTAGTTTTACTGTTGCATAAAAGTCGTCTTCAATCATTAGTCCTTAAGTTGTATTGTGATTATTTCATAATTAAAATTTTCTTCATTATAGGTTTTAATTCTTTCGATTAGATGATTTAAAGTATAGTTCTTTCTCGATTTAAATGTACAATCATCAGAGATGTCGTAGAGGACTGCTTTAGTTTTATCTTTTCCTTTTCTAAGTACTCTTCCAATTGATTGTAGATTTCTAATTCTCGATTTACTGGGCGAAGCAAAGATAACATTATGGAGGTTTTTAATATTAATACCTGTAGAAAAAGTTCCATAAGAAGCAACGATAATTGCGTTGTTTTCTCTTTCAGTAATTTCCCTTACCTGTTCTCTTTCTTCCGTATCTACACCACCATGAATGAAAAATACTTTACGATCACTTCGCTTTTTATTATTTATCATTTCATAGAGTATTGCTCCATGAGCTTCTACTCTGCTGAATAATACAAGAGTGTTACCCTTCAAATCTAGTGCAAGATTTGTAATAAATTTATTTCTCTTTTCGTGTGAGATTAAATACTGTATCTCATCTTCATAGGTTTCAAACTTTTGTGGAGTATGTTTGAGAACAATACATTGAATATCTAACTGAGAAAGGTGTCCTTGTCTCATTAGTTCATCGGTTTTTGTAACCTTATATGATGGACCAAATAATCCTTCAAGAACCCATTTGTGAGTTTGAGTTCCATCTAAGGTTCCCGTGAAACCAAAACGATACTTTGCATGATGAAGTTTAGTCATGATTTGTATTAATGACTTACTCTTGAACAAATGAGCTTCATCTCCTATAATAACTCCATAATCTTCGAAGAAAGATCTTTCCAGTTTATAGACCGATTGCCAAGTAGTGATTGTTACTGGATACTCATTAGTTTTTTCTCTACCAGAATAGATACGGTGGCAATATGAATCAGCATCCCAACCATAATCAAGGAAATCCTTGTACATCTGCTCTACAAGAGATGTCGTCGGGACAACTAAAAGAATTTTTTCGCCTTTATCCACATAATATCTTACGAGAGAATAAATCATCAGTGATTTGCCGCTCGCAGTGGGGCTTATCAATAGTTTTCTATTATGCCTTAGGGCACCATATACTCCATCAATCTGGTATTTCCTGGGAGTATGGGCACAAATGGAATGCATGTAATCTTTAACTCCTTCATATGAGATCTCTTCGTTGATCTCAAATGGAGTTCCATAAAATCTATTATCTTCAAACTTATAAGTGTATCCATATTGCTTACAGAAGGATACAATCTTATCTAACAAACCAACATAGATTTGCTTTGATCTCATATCATATAGATGAATCTCCCCATTCCAATTTCTATTTCTATACTGGGGCATGAATTTCATATTAGGAACCTCAAACTTAAAATGATCTCTAAGTTCGTATTCGATATGAGGTTCCGTAGAAATCTTTAAAAATACTTCGTTGGATTTTGAAATAACAATGTTTGCTGTCGTATCAATCACATAAATCCATGCATCTAAAGGTATTTATTTACCCTAGACCAGCATTAAATCTCATAAACTCAATTGAGTTTTTAATTTGATAAGTTCTATTCTGAATCATTTTTAGAATACTTTCAATATATACGAGCATTGTGTCGTAATAATCTATCTTTAAACAGACAGTAGAAAGTTTTTCATCCGCATCCAAATATTTTTGCATTGTATCTTTATCGCGGATTTTCTTTGGAAATGGATTTTCTATATAAACATCTGGGTCAGCCTTACCAGAATAATATTCATATCTTTCATGTCTAATATTTCTTTTCTGTTGCTCTGCTTTTTTTCTTAGAAGAAAGATGGTATTGTATAAATCAAAGTATTTTGCATGAAGTACGGGAATATTTAAAGATTCTGTGTGTAAATTGTCGGGATCTATTTTAGAATCTTTCTCCCACATTTCTTGAATTTTATCAAGATCAATGGTCATAGAGGATTTCCATCCAAATCTGTTATCTCGTATATAGTATACTTGAAAGTCACATCTGCTGTAAAGTACTCTATGTCAGTATCTGTGGCATCAAAATTTAGTGATGATAGATTGTATGGCCACAAATCACTGAATTTTATTTTGAAGTTTGGATTTAAACCACTTCCCAAAATTGTCAAAGTTCCATCAGAATAAATGTTCATAGTCTTTGACTTTGACATATCAACATATTCTTGTTGATTTTGAAGATCATATATGTCTTTTAAACTATCCGGAAATCCAAGACCACGAATCCAATTATGAATTTCCATGTAGTTTTTTAAATCTTCATCAACCAAGAAGCGAAGAGTAAAATCTTCAAAAACAATTTTATCGCCCGGAGTATCAATATCCTTCAAATATGAGGGTTGTATTGCAACACCCAAATTCATTCCTGGTATATTTGCAGAGTTACTGAAGAATGCAACCTTTGGTGCTCTATTCAAAGTAAATTTGAATCCAGTTGGAGATAGAAAATTTCTATTTTGTATCTGCTTTGTGAAAATATTTGTCGTTGTTGCCATTTTTTGAACTATTTAGATAAAAAAAGAGGGTCCGAAGACCCTCTGAGTAAATCTGATGAAGCACTTAGCTCACATGAGATTTTTAACTGCAACGCGACGATAGTAGCGGTTTGCATTGACCTTGAGACGGCCAAGACCCTGATCGGTTCCTTCTGCGAATGGGTTAGCAACAAGACCGTAGCGGGTCTTAAAGCCAATCTTAGGCTGGAAGGAGTTCTCACCAACGGCACGAACCATTTGGAGAGGAACATAAGGACAGTAGAAGAGTCCAGCGTCATAAGGTGAAGAACCCTTATAACCAACAACATAATACTGGTTGCCAGGAGTTGCGTTACCGGAAGTCAGGTTAGCAGCATAAGGATCGATATAAACACGATACTTACCTTGCAGAACACCAGCGAAGGTGTTTCCAGTGTCATCAACATTGAGGTTAGCGTTGAGTGCTGGGGTGTAATCCAGAACACCAGCCATGGTTAGAGCAGAAGCAACATCTGCAGAGCAGAGGATGATGTTGCCCTTTCCACGACGAGTTCTCTGAGCGATTGCGTTAGCATCACGCTCAATCTGGAACAGAAGACCCTTGAACTTCTCAACAGACCAACGACCGTTTGAATCGGTATCTAGGTCAAATACACCAGCGGTAGCAACATTCTGAACAGCACCCTGTTCAGCAACCTTGTAGATGGTGCGGATAACTTCACGGTTGATTTCAGCAAGAATCTCAGTTGACAGAATGTTTGCCAACTCAGCTTCTGCATTAAGACCGTGAATTGCCTTGAGGTCCTGAGCAAGCTCAAGTGAGTACTCAGCCTTCAGTGCGCGTGACTTTGCAGTAACAGTGACTTTCTCGATTGAGAATGCCATCTGATTGAATGCGTCAGCGCCAGAATCAAGATTCTCAGCATCGCCAGTTGCCATTCCCTGACCAACATTATAGCCAGTGGAAGAAGCAGATGAAACTGGGTTCAGAACTGAAGGATTGCTTCCTGTTTGGGTAGTTGTACCCATACCAGAAACAGCATTAGTAAATCCTGCGCTCTCATCAAAACCAGCATCATTACCTGAGAAGGTTGTGTCTGCTTCGTTGTAGAATGCTTCGGTGCCGCTCTGGTTAGTATAACGGGAGCGCATTGCGAAGATGAGTCCAGTAGGACCGCTCATTGGTTGAACGCCAGCCAGGTCATAAGCGACCAGGTTAGGCATTGAACGGCGGATCAGAGAGATCAGAACTGGATCGAAACCTGCGGTAGGACCAGCAGCGGTTGCATCGCCACCAAAACCACCTGAACCACCAGCAGCATTAGCTGCGTTGGTTGGAGTTTCGGTCAGGAATGAACCTGACTGTGAGAAAGCATTTTGCTCTCTGAGGAATTTTTCTTGGTTTTCTAGCAGGACTGCGGTTACCGCTCTTCTGTGCGAATCTTTGATTGGATCAAGACCCTCATAGTTGAGGAGAGGTGCCCACTTTTCCTGCAGATGCTCTGACATGAACATTTGCTTTTACCTTTGTTGTGTGGATGTTTTGTTTGAATTATATTAAATTCAATTATTTGCTAAATCTTGAAAGTGTATTCAGATAGTGTGCCATTGTACCTGAGATTGACTCAGGTGAATTGTCTACACCTTCTGAAAGAGATTCAGTTCTAGCTTTTGGAGATGAAACTTTTGAAGGAAAATATGCTTCCTTCAAGGTCTCCAGTTTTTCACGATATTCTTCTTCACTTTCAAACTCAACACTTTCGGCAAGTGAAGCGAGCTTGTCTTTCTGAGTAGCAGCGAGGCCCTCAGAAACCTGATCAAAGATTCCGTCAGCAACCGACTCTGCGAGACGCTTGTTTAGGGAAACATTCTTCTCAATTTGCTCGTTGAGTTTTGTCTCCATTTCATCAAGTT